TGTTCAATTATTTCTCTATACCGTTGCGCAGCGCTATGGTGCGCCTCGTCAATTATTATTATCTCAAAATGTCTTTTACCAAACTTTTCATACCTCCGACAAAAAGTTTGGACTGTACTAATAACAACTTTTTCGCCATTACTGTAATTTTCTCCTAATTCAATTGCCTTGCTACAATTAAGATATTTCATTGGTTGATAAACTAATTCTGTCCTGTGAGATAAAATTAAGATTTTACCTTTTATATATTTACTTAATTGAGTAAATATAATAGTTTTTCCAAGTCCAGTGGCTAATTGAATTAAATAGCCGCCTGGACCTTTATTTAAAATTGTATTTAAACATTCTCGTTGGTATTCTCTAAGAACAATATCCATAGTTACCACCTCAAATGCTATTTTTTCGCTTTGTCTTTTAATACTTTTTCAATATCTTGTGGCGATGCCTTTTCGGCATACTGGATCATTTTTATTAATTCTAATCGAGGTATTTCTTTTTTTGATTTTACTTTGAATGCTTTTTTTATTAATTCTGAAATTTCATTATCAATATATTCTTTTGTAAATTTTTTGATAAAAACAGCATAAAATCTTTTTACGTCTGTTTGATTTGCTAAAGCCTGGTTTGGCTTTGTTTCTTGACTTTTTGGTTTACTATTTAAATTTTTCTTTTGTGGAGGTAATTGTTGAGGATATTTATTTTCGATTATATCCGTACTGTTAAGCCTTAAAGCGCAACAATACGCATACCTTTTAACATATGTTAGTATTGCCCCATACGATTGGACATCATTTGGAATAGATGCCAACCTTGGAGTATCTTTAATTTTTTCAATTGAAATTACACAATCTCTTGTTTTATCACTTAAATCATCATACCAAACTACATGAACCTTGGTTTGCGAAATTTCCATAATTTCAATATTTAGCTCGTATTTTTCTAACAGTGGATTGAGATATTTAAATATTGATTCAAGTGAATAATAACCACTTTTGCTATTACTCGTTTTGCTTAAATCATCTTTGCTCAAAGATTTAAAGCATTCATTTTGAACCATTTTTATTCTTTTGTTGAAATCATTGTTTTCCATAACGCCTCCGATTCCAACGGAAATAAAAATCACTATTTAATTATATCATTTCTATCCAAACATCTGATCGGGTTTTACGTTAAAATATTTACAAATCCTTGAACGTACTTGATATTTAGGATATTTAAAGTTGTTTTCTATTTGCCTCAAGTGATAAACTGAAATTTTAATTTCTTTAGCAAAATATTCCTGATTTATTCTTTTCCAAACTCTGTAGTTTTTTACTTTATTTTTTATTTTTAGATTTTGCATTATTTCCTATTCCCCTTTTTCTTCTTTCATTTTCCCTTATTAACACTTTTCTATCCTGTTCTGTTAGTGTAGTTTTCATGTTTACCTCCTTATTTATCATATTTAAATAATACTACATTTTTATAGAGCATTCAATGTTTTTGTAGAGTCGAATAATGAAAAATGATATAATAAAAAAATAAAAGTTAAAGGATGTTTTGAAATGAAAAAAAATCTTTGTAGATGCGGAAGGGTAATACCAAAAGGTATTACAAAATGTTTTATTTGTAATACTAAAAGTTTTAAAGAAACTTATAAAAAATCAAGACCGGAGACATATATTTTTGAAGTTATATTGCCTAAAAATCATAATTATTTAGAGAATATAACCGAAATAAAATTTATTGATAATAACGGTAAAAAAATGATAATTCTAAGGTCTATAAATGATTTTTTTATTATTTCAAATTGTATTGAAAAATATTGCAAAGAAAAAAATTTAATCAGGCCACAAATTATTCTAGACTTAAATAATGGCAAAATCATATTAAATAAATTCAGTATAGGAGAAAAAAAATAAATGGAATATATACATTATGGACATGATAAATTTGATAAAAATTTATTTAAAGAAATAAAAAATAGAGAAAGATTTGTCAAGCCAAGTGGGGGATTATGGGCATCGAATAATGCCTATGAAATATCTTGGAAAAAGTGGTGTATTAATGAAGAGTTTATGACTGACAGTTTAAAACTCTTTTTTGAATTTAAATTAGCAGAAAACAGCAAAATATTAACAATTGATAATGCCGATAAATTATATGAATTACCAAAAATAAAAATGACTTTTAAATGGAGTATATTTCTTGATTTTGAAAAGTTAAAAGAAAATTATGATGCAATTGAATTATTAATATCAAAAGATTTTGATAGATTACATTGGGACTTATATGGTTGGGATTGCGACTGTATTTTAATAATGAATAAAGATATTATAATACCATTGGAGGACTAAAAAATGTTAGTGAAATTACATATAGATCCAGACATAAGTATAAAAGATTTGAGAAATTTAAAAGAAGATTTAAGAGATAAGAAGATCCATGTATATAAAATTTATTGTAATTTGTCATCCGATTTAATAAAAATACATTTATCGGATTCTACTCAAAATTTAGATACAATATTTAAACAATATCCGTTAATTAAAAATTTTAAAAAAATAATATGATATAATAATTTTATTCTAATAATACATAATTTAAAATTTAACTAGGGGACTAGTTATTTTTTTATTTATTAATATATGCATCTTTTCCCACTGCATATGCATAACCCACGATCGTTCCTAGCAATAACATTATTGAATCTTTATCAAGTATTTTGACTAAAGATAAAGTAGTTATACAAATAAGAATCATTATTTGTAAGATGATTTTATATAATTTATCATTCATTTTTTACCCTTCTTTTTTTTGGATTCATAAAAAAAACTGCCAGCCATAAAGGCTCCTATTGCAATAGCTGTCAATGTTAATTCCATAATTTCACCCTTTTCTTTTATTGTAATTGTGTTACTTTTATATAGCTTCCAGGTTTAACGGCGATCGCGGAAGCATTAGAAGACCATTGCGCCCATCTTAATTGTAACGTACCACCATCATTTAAAGTTTGAACTATAAAATTTTCTTTTATATAAGTATATTCGCTTCCATCCATACCATATTGAACATCTTCGCCAAGTGATGTTACTGCCTTAAGTTTAATATTCCCCGAGTCATTAGAATTTGAAACATTTACTGACTGACCCAAACAATATCTAAGTTCTATCAATGAAATATCACCAGATGCATTCCAATCAATCCGAACGTCTGGAGTTGCCGACGAACTGTTTACTGCAATATGGGCGGTTATTTCAAACACTCCATTTTGTGGCAATGCAACAAATAATTCGTTGTCATCCTGTGGAACTACACTGCTTGATAACGTTTCATTAGTTGTCTTATAAACAAAATTTTTAAATTCTTGAGTATGCAACAAAATCATATCGACACTAAAACTTACAGTATCATCCGGATCATCATTTGATAGTAAAACGGCTATTCCTTTAATCGTTGCCCAATTCGGAAATCCTGCGGAAGTAAATGATGATTTTTTTAATTTTACAATATTTTTACCGGCTTTTAATTGATCGTCAATATATGACCAATAATAATTGTTAGTTGTTCCTAATACTTCATTGTGAAATGCAATTGCAGGCTTGCAAGTAGCACCACCGGCCGTTAAATTTGCATAACTAGTTGAATCAATATAACAAAAAATTGTTATTAAATCATCAGCCCCGGAAGTGTATGCATCCGCATGAGTTGTTAAATTCAAATCTTTTTCGACATGTATTCCGTCACCATTTCCGGCCCCGGTAAATTTTACGCTTTGCCCATTTAATATATAATTATCTTCATCATCCGATTTAACCCCATCATCTGTATTGCTCCAGCTTTTTGAGGCCCAAGTATCTTTAATACTTGCCAAAATTGTAGTATGTTTATATTTATGCAAATCATTCATTACAAATTGCATTTCATCAACTTTATAAGTTAAATTCCCATAATTTGTAGCATTTAAAACGGTTGAATCATTTACTATGTTTTCAGCATTGTTTTTGTCTTGGATATATGCGGTCATAAAATTTCCCCCTTTTATACTATTGTTGGTCTTTGAACAATATCAATTCTTCTAATTGTAATTTCTTTCGATGCTGTTTTTTCAACATTTGGGACCATATATACCCGGGACATTAATTTTCCAGTATCAGCGCCGGCCCCGGCGGCCCAATCTTCACTATCAGATCCCACAAAAATGGCAATTTCTTTTATTGTTTCACCGTTTGCCTCGCTTTTAGTTATTACAAATTCAGTTGTTAAATATCCGGTATCAATTCGCGTTGGACCTGCCTCAACAGGAACTCTATACACTTCATTTCCTAAATGTTCATTGGTGGCCGCCAATCCTAAAATAGTTCCGTCATCATCCCCAATTGCACAATGCATAATTTCAAGATCCGGCGCAATCCCTTTGTATATGTCAACTTCTTCATCTAGAATTGCATTCATTATTAAATTATTTAATCTTTTTTTAAAAGTTAAAATTCCGGATTCCCTAATTTCAATTTCAAAAATTCCTATCCTTTTTTTATATTCTTTAATCATAAATATTGGCCTCCGATTCTTTTGTTCCACCCAACACTGTTGATTCACTAACATAAGTTGATTCACTGACATATAATAAAGGGTTATATACTTCAAGTTCATATTCGCCGATATGATTTATTTTTTCAAACTGATTTTTTAATATGACCAGAACTTCACTGTCATTTATACTAAATTTTTTATCCCTTTTTAGAAGTTCTTCAAAATACAATTCCCATCCACCTACAAGCGCGCCATCTAATCCGGTTATATTGTATTCAAGATGTGTTGGATCTAATTGATGCATTTGTACTTGATTTATTAAAAAATATTCATTAATATTCCAACTAGTTTTTTCAACTTTCAATAAATAGCCTAAAGACCATTTGAAAGCATCGTTTTCAGTACTAAAAGTTATTCGATCGGCTATATCTCCATATTTTTTTAATATCCCCGAAGCAAATTGGATTCCAATTGGAATATTATCCATTGCCGGTTCCTCAACAACTTTTTCATAAATTCCACTACAACCGGCCGGCGTTGATGGTCCAGTTAGGGCATGATCTTCAATTGTGGCCCTTCTTCTAATTTGTTCCTGGTCATCAACAATAATAAATAAATCCCTCAATCCTATATAAGTAATTCTTATTAAATCGCCTACTCCAAGAACTGCTCCACCTGAATCTTGCGTTATGTCTGGTGAATTATAAGTAAAATAAAAATCATTTGTCCCATCATCATCAATTCCATTAACGCCGCAAGTTTTTGTTACCCAACCGCCACCACTAACATTAGTTTCTATTGTTGGTGTTTCTGCCAAAGGAAATCTACATGTAAAAGTTTTAGAGCTACCATCTGGCAACGGCGACGGCGTTTCATTTTCTTGTTCGGTTGTTCGGGCCTTACCGCCTCTTAGATATTGGGTATTTCGATAAACACTCATATTTCTTGCTTGCCTAAAATTTCTATGATAAACATTAGAATCTAATTTTGTTGGCAAATAGTCGTTTGCTATATAAAAAAAATATAATTTTTTTGACTTATCGGCAATATACCAGGTATAACCATATACTAAACTTTGTAACAAGTTTAATGCCTCATAGCATGTAATATAATTAAAAGATATTCTTTCAATCTGTAAATCACAATCAATATGACCATATGTAACGCCCTCTTGCGCTAAAATTGGTAAAATATGATCAATAATTGTATTGCCAACATTTTTGTTCTCTACAATATCCCCAACCATACGCCTTTCGGCAATTTTGCACCAACACACACAATTAATTAAGTAATATATATTTGTATCATTGCCAAAAGGATCTTCTTTCTCAATTGTTTTTATATATCCGTCAAATAAAACCTCATCATCAAAATTATAAAATCTAGCCTGTGCGCCAAGATTGACTTTACTTAGAGTTTTTAAATCTGTAATTGTCGCTGAAAATGAAGTTTTTGAGTCCAGATCCGCAATAAAATTCCAATTAGAATCTATTCCAACTTCCCTTAATTCTCCATTTGCTACATCCCAAATTTTCAAATAAAAACTAGCTGCCATTTAATTACCTACTTCCAAACCCCATAAATTCCAATCTATTAATAACTGGTTGCATCATTTTACTAATATCTTGTTGATTAAAGAATTTAGGATTTAATATTTGTAATATTACTTTTGATTTTCCGGTATCAGCTCCGGCCCCTAAATTATTTGATGCCGATATTCCAAGATTTTTTACTTTAGCATTTAAATCCATTTCTCCGGCTATTTTTTCCATTGCTGACTTTAATAAGCCTTTTTTAGCAAGCATTGTTTTTGATAACATTGTAATCATATTTGGTCCCCATTTATCGGCTGTTGATCCAGGCCCTTCTTTCGTTGGACTTCTAAATCCAAGAAAATCCGCAATTATTCCGGCGGCCTTAGAGGCTTTATCTTTTAAAAACCAAAAAGCGGCCTCAATTCCTCGACCTAAAGCTTTTATGGCATTATATCCGGCAGTCCACATTTTTGCGCCAATACTCTTAACATCAGAAACCATTTTTGCTAAAGCTTTTACTACTGCCCTTTTAGCATTGTCCATTGCTTGTTTTACTTTAAGCGCAAATTTAACCAACCATTTAGCGGCATCATATCCGCGCTTTGCTTGCCTAACTAAAGTTGTAGCAAAACTTATAATATTTTGAATAGCTTTTGCAATTTCTTTTCTGTGAGCAACAACAAATTTTGCTCCTCTTTTTATATATTCAGCAAATATTGCTAGGGCCTTTACGCCTGCATTTTTTAAACTATTAGCAAGTTTTGTTATTTCATCTTTTAAAGTTTTTAGCTTTTTCCAAAACTCTTGAGCTTCTTTTTTGCTAAATTTAAATTTTTTAACTAGCAAGTCAATAACTTTTTGCTTATCTTCATCAAACATTGCTTTTATAAGACTTCCAACATTTTTTATCACGTCTATTGCTTTTTTTACTGCATTTCTAGCCTGAACTATTTTTTGTGTAAATAAAGCTGCTTGCCCTGAAGAAAAACCCATTTTTTGTGTTAAGATATCCAAAGCGGTTGCTAAATTTCCTTGTATTATATTTTTTATTGCATTAAACATATTTTTTAAAAAACCTAAAGCCTTTTGAAATATTCCGGCTTTATATGCCGCGGTTGCTATTATGGCTATAAATCCCCCTAAAGTGGCTATAAATGGTATTATAGCCGCAATTACGGCCGCCACTGGTAATCCGATTGTACCAATTGCCGCGACTAATCCACCAATTAAAGTTATTGCGGTTCCTATAACAACTAAAAGCGGACCTATTCCGGCCGCCACTAAAGCCGCGATTATTACGATTTTTTGCATGGCTGGACTTAAATTATGGAATCTATCCATTAATTTATTAACAATTTGTATAGCCTTAGTAAAATAGGGAAGAAATATTGCTCCGATTTTTGCTCCGGATTCTTTTATTCCTTCTGTAAAAATTCTCATTTGGTTTGCCGCGCTTTTTTGAGTTCTTTTAAAATCACCGATCGAATTTTTACTAGCATTCATAATATAGTTATATCTTAGCTGGATCTTTTCGGCCTGACTCATTTCTTGATATTCTTCTTTAATTCCTTGTTTTGCGGCAAATCGTTCCAGATTTGCAACAGTCATTACGATTCCCAATCTTTTTAATGCCTCAGTCTCTCCGGTATAAGCTCCGGTTAATGCTATGTGGATTTCTTCAGGTTTCATATTTTTAAAACTTGCCATGTCTCCGGTTAAATCAACAAGATTCATAGCCATGTCTTTTGCCTGTTTACTGTTTAATCCCATAGCCGTTCCCATATCGCCAAAGGTGGCGGCCATGTCTAAAGCTGTTCCTTTTGCAAGTCCAACACTTTTTAGTGTACGATTTGACCATTTTAGAACTTCTTTAGAAGCCTCACCAAAAACAACTTGAGTTTTTGATATGGTTTCGTTCATGTCACTTGCTTGTTTTATAGCCCCGGCAATCCCGGCTAAAATTGGAGCGGTAACAAAAGTAGACATAAAAAATCCGGCACTTTTAACACTATTTCCAACGGATTTCATCCCATTTCCTAAAGATTGAAGTCTTTTACTAAATGTCATTGAATTATTGCTAACATTGTTCATTTCATGTCTAAGCCCTTGTAAATCGTCCTCGGCTTCTTCTGCTTCGTCTCCAAATCCTTGTAATCGTCTTTCATTTTGCCAAAATCGTCTTGTCAATTCTTCCATACTTTCTGAAGTCCTATCGCTTGAGGTCCTAACATTTCTCAATCCGCTAATTGCATTAGCCGCGTTTAAAACAACGCTTCCGGCTAATCTAAAAACATCAAAAGCCAATTTTGCCACCTCCTTACTTTATAAATTTTGATACTTTTTGATTATGATGTTTTTGATCTTTTTTAATTCTCGGTTTATGAAAATCTTTGTTTTGATCTAAAAGCTTCATTGCTTTTTGTGCCTTTTGTCTTGCCATTTCAAGGTCTTTTTCTTTTTCTTCTTTAGTTCTATTTTTCATCCTCACAAACTCAAAAATCTTTTGTTTATATTCCTCAAAAGACATGTAATTGTTTTTGTCCATTAATGGCAATTCAACTAAATATCTTTTATATAAAAAATCTTCTAATATTTTGTCTTTTGCTACTTTTAAAATCTTTTCAGCATCTAGAAAATGCATATTTAGAATTGATTGTGGATCATGATATCTTGAGTATATTAAGTCTAGTTCCTCGCTCCAATCGAGCTGAATACTAATGAAAAAAAATCTTTAAAATCCGGATCTTTAAAGAAATGCTTCCATAGCTTAAATTCTTTCAAAAATCCCAATTCTTCAATTTCTTTTTCCGGTACATTATAAATTGAAGCTATAAATTTTAAAGTATCAGGATCGGAATTATTCCAAGATAATAAGCCTTCTTTTACTATCTTTAATAATAAAACTATTTCGTTTTTATTTTTAAACTCTTCTAATTTTTCAGCCTCAATTAATTTAGCAATTATTTTAGTAAAAAGGCCGACATGTTGCCTTTTCATAAAATAATTATATGTTTTGTTATTTATTTTAATTTCCATATTAAATCCTTTCTAAACTAATAGAGGGAAAAGCCCCCCTATTAATCTTCCATTCTTATTGCCCAAGGTGGTGTCGTAGGTGTCGCAGTACCATAATGAGCTGTAAATTGTGTATCTAAAACAATATCGTCCTTATCTTTCATATTCATTTCAATTTTTCCATCACCTAAAGCATTGAAAATCAAAATTAAAGCATATTTGCCGTCTTTTCGTTCTCCTGCCCAGGTGATATTTTCGTGGTAATCAGCCGCCGCGACAGCTAAATCTTCTGTAATTTCATGGTAGGCCCCTTCATCTGAGACGGCTAACCCAGCAAAACAATCATCAAAATTTTGATAACTTAGATCCAATAATGGAAAAGTTAACATTTGGACTGCTTTTGTAATAACCTTTAGACCTTCAGTTGGACCATACATTCCGTTATAATCTTGATGTCTAAATTCCCGATCGTCTGAAAATTTAATATCGCCTCTTGTTGCTCCAATTTCTCTTTGGGTTCCTTCACCGTATTCTTTATAACATATGCCAGTACCTCTCCATAGATTAGTTGCGGTTGGGACGGCTGGCGTAATAGCTGCACCCATATTTTTCCACCTCCTTTATTTTATAAATGACTTGATTTTACTGCCCTTGCTGAAATATCTGTTGCATCGCTATTTGGAGTAATACTGATAGTAACAAAACCATCAGCATCATTAAAACGCTGTTTTTCAAATGGTCCTATTAAATAATCGTCTCCATTTGGGACTGAAACATCAATGTCATGAATAGTTGTGCCGCCATAACTACATGGTTGGGGCGTATCTATAGTACAAGTACATGCGCCATCATCAGCGTTTATAATATTTATTAACGTTTTTCCATCATTTAAAAATTTAAATCCATTTGTATCTTCTGCCGCGGTCCATGCCGCACTATTAGAATAATATTCTAATCCATTAGCATTTACAGTTCCGACTGTTAAAGTAACAATAGCCATTTTAAAACCTCCCTATTTATAAAAATATGCTCTTACTAAAAATTCTAAAACTCTAGAGTTTAAATATTCATTGTTATCCTCCGATTCATCACTGTAATTATCGTCATAGAACATTTCAAAATTTAGAAATTCATCCTCATAACAAAAATGATCCAAGCCATTTAATTCAACACTTTTCATCATTTGAGACTCTAATGTTTCAATCTCTGTGGTGTCGGTATTATTATCAATTAATTCAATAATGTAAATAAAATCAGATTCATTTACATTATCGCCGTAACCGCGCTTTGAAATTATTGCATAAGGACATTCAGCACCAGCCGGAGCTTTACGATTATAAACTCTTGGCAAAAATTCTTTTACTTTTTCTTTAATTTGATATGTTAAATTGATCATGATATCAAATCCTTTTGAAATATTTACTGATTATAGCCTCAACCGCTTCTTTATTTTCCCGATAAAAACTTCTGATAAATCGTGTTTGTGGCAATTTACCTACACTTTTTCCAGTCTTTTTATGCCTTCTTATTCCTGTCCCTTTATCTAAAAATAATCCATAAAAAGCATCTCTGCTGATTCCTACATAAACTTTTCTAATTACTTTCTCACTAAAGTTTATTCTTG